TGGATCAACAGTTACAATAGCACCATCACCAGTTATAGATGCAGAAAATGTAGAAAGCTCATCGCCTGCTGGAGCTTCTAAGCCAAGCTCGCTTATAATTCCAACACCGTAATAATATGGAGTATCTGCTAAACCAGTGTCCATTCTCCAAGTTACTTTTTGTCTTTGTATTGTTCTCAAATAGTCATGAGATGCACTTGAGGTGTCACCAGTTGCAGAAGTAGTATCAATATACTCACCTTCGCAAGAAATTTCATAACTTGAAGTTCCAAAGTCTCTAGTTACAACCCCTGGGTTACATTTTGTTTGACTTTCGATAATGTTTGTGGTCTCATTTAATGAGTTTTGTGTCAAACACGCTATTGGTCTGTAAGCTAAGCTGTCATGAACGTATAGGATTAAATCCTCTCCTTTGATTTTTGTTGCCATTATTTATTCTATTAAAAATTCTTTTCTTATAAACTTTCTGTAAAACATGTAGCTATCATCAGTATCTACAATGTCATCAGGAAAACTTTGATTTTGTGTAACTATAGTCAAACCACTTGCAGTATCTAAAATAAGATTATCAGTTAAAGACCTCACCTCATCTGTAATATTATCTGCAAACAACCTAGAACCTGTGTTACCTGTCAATAAATATCTTGTGTATATCTCAATCAAAATAGATGATTCCCATCGGTCTCCACACTTTATTGATTTATCAACTTCGTTTGATTGAACTGTTAGCAAAATGTAATTATCTAAATTACTACCGCTCACTCTTGATTCAAAACATTTTATAGTCTCACCATCTACAACAATATCGTTTACAACATCAAAGATAGCTTTTCTAATCCATTTGTCAGGAAGTAATTTAATCATTTGTTAAATTTTTTAGATAGCCTTTCAAGTGCGTTTTTTATATCTTTGTTATACGATTTACGACCTTGAACAAAAGCAGGGTAAAAAAAAGGCTTTGCCTCCATTCCGTTTGTTAATAGATTGACAAATATGACATAAGCAAATTTAACATCTATTCCTTTTCTTTTACACCATCTTTTTATGTTTTCTAACCCTTTGTCAAAGCTTTGCCCTTTGTTTTTTCTAGCTTTGTTTGCTAAATCCTTAAATTCTGAAGGTATTTTTACTTTTCTGCCAGTTCCGAATTCAATATAAGGAGCATAAGGCAAAGAAGTGCCTACATTGTAGTTAATTTCTTCAAAGTTATCAACTCTAATTGAGTTTCTTAAAGTTCCTCGATCAACATTAACATTTTTTTTGGCAATTTCTGAAATATTGCTCGCAGTGTTTAAGTTTACGCCTTGAATCTCAACAATAGCATTTTTTTTATAATCTTTGATTGCTTTTTTTAGTTTTTTTGTATTTACCTTGTTTATAGAAATCATGACAAATCAAAATTTAAATCATAATTTAATAAATTTTCTAACGGTTGCTCAATTTCTTTATTAGGCTCTTTAGTAGCTACAAAAGTAATAGTATTATCTTCAAAATTAGTGTTTGTAGCAAAAGACTTAATAATATATTTTTGACCTCTATAAACTAAAAAAATCCTTTGTAAATCATAAATTAAATCATTTCTTTTTCGTACCGTTACTTTTATTGAGTTAGCTGAATCATTCAATCCATATTGTGTGTTTAGTACATTTTGGCTAAATAGATCAACAGTTTCAAGTTTTGCCCAGCTTCCAGTTAATAATTGAGAAATAACTGTGTACCCACCAAACCCGTCTGGTGTTGCTGTTGTTATCCAAACCTCTACTCTTTTATTATAGGATCTTGACTTCAAAGAATAAATCTTTTATAGTTTTCAAGTGTTATTTTGCTTAATGTATCTAATCGATCTATCAACGTCTTATTATTTTCTTTTTCATAATACATATTCTTAATCATTACATAAGCTACTTCAATAAGTTCCTGCGGTATGTTCGCTGGATCTGAATAACCTACATTCAAAGTAATAATATCGTTGTTATATCCCTTTTTGTATATATTGTATAAGGTTTTATTAGTTACTTCTAGCTCTGTTGTTACTTCCGAATTAATAGGGTAGTCATAAACACGAACGCAACCGTTTATCAACCTGTAATCTTTGTCTCTGGGAAAAAAAATATAATTAGTGTACTGCTCAATAAAAGACAAAGCACCTTTTATCATTCTGGTAATTTGAAGGTCATCTTCAGTAAGCGTATCATCTATTCTTAAATAGATTTTAGCTTGCTCCAAACTAATTATATCAGTGTACATTATTTACTTTTCTTTTGAGGTTTTGAGGTCTCTAAATAGCCTTTTAAATCTTTTCTTTTGCCATTATATACATCTCCTTTAAAATACTTTTTTAATTCTTTTGAGCAAAAAAATGTTTTTATCACTTTCATTTTAAAAATATTAGAGCGATGTACAGGAATCGAACCTGTGTCAGCAATCATAGATTACTATCTTACCACTAGACCAACATCGCATAAACCACCCCGTTAAGATCATCGAGGTGGTCTAAAATTAAATACTTACGCAGTTGTGAAATCTCCGTATCTTAAAGCAGTTGGTTGTTCAACTGTTAAAGTTACTTGAGCTTCTACTCTTGCAGTAATGTTGTTTTTTCTGAAGTTATCAGAATCATCCTCACTAACAGCAAAAGAGAATCCTTCAGTTACTATTTTGCGAACTCTTGACCAATCACCAACATAATATTTGTCAGCTGGCACCCAAGTAGCCATAAATACTGGGCTTCCCATTACTCTAAGAACACCACCATCAAAGGTCCATCCTAAGGGCAACCCATAACCTGCACCTGTTGATTTTTCTATTGTTAGAATAGAAAAATAATCTGCTGGGGTTAAAACAACACCATTAGAAACAAAATCTAATCCTGCTAACGTTCCAATCTCTTGCAAAATAGCTTCTGCTTTGTTTTGACCTGCATTAGATTGTGTTGATGTAGTAGCCTCTGATGCTAATATAGTTTGAAAAGCAGAGTTTTCACCTCTATAATAATCATTACGTAAATCCAAAGAAAGTGTACTCTCTAGGAATGGCAAGTTGTTTCTCATTTTTTTAGAGTAAACAGCAAAACCTGCAATAAAATCAGTGTTTGCATCAATCATTGCATAATCATACTCCAATTGAGCTTTTGCATTGCCTTCTGTTTGAGAAGCAACAGATCCACTTGCAAGTGTTGATCTCGAGAAAGTGTAAGTTCCACCTGAAATTTGAATAGAAGTTGCTAAATCTTCTACGTTTACCATTTGAGCTGGTCTTCTAACTACATCAAAGTTATAGTCTCTAGGTTGATCACCAGTCAGAGCATTTGCCAAAGTCATATCTTTAACTTGCAAAGAGAACTCTTTTTTACCGCCTACCTCTTTAATCTCTTTGATGTTATCACGGATTAAAGACTTGAAATACCCCTCTTTTAGAGATTTTTCTGATTTTCTTTCTTGCATTTTAATATCAAGTTTATCAGTGTGTTCTTGCACTGATTTTACTTTCGCTTCAATCGTTTCGATTGAATCCTTAACAGATTTAACACCGCTTTCAACAGCTTCTTTAATTGCTGTTTCGTTTTCAGATTTGAATTCTTTGATTAGAGCTTCTGATTGCTCTTTTGACTTACCAATTAATTTGTCGGTAAGTTCATTTAGCTTTTGTTCTAAGCCTTCCATTTTAATTAAATTTTTTGTTTATAAAACTATCTATTACCCTAATCGGCTCATCATTAGGAGTAGACCCTTGAAGGTCTGGCTCTTTATTTGTAAGTGATTTTAATATTTTTTCAATTTGCTTTAGTCTTTGGTCAGAATAATTTAAATCATACATTTTAGTAATGAGTTCAATTACACCGTAATGAGATTTAATATTTTTTATATCTTGAACGGTGCTAAGCTCATTAGCAGCCCAACTAGATAAAAACGAATACTCCATCAATTTGTATTCAGTTATTACTGATTTATTTTTTTGATCTCTTTTTATTACTTGATATCCTATGCTTAATTCAGCATTTAAACCTGTCTCATGCATTAACTTAATATCGGAGAACATATCACGCGACACTTCTTTACCAAGGTTAAATTTAGTTGTTGTAAGTAACCCATATTGATCTTTAGTATCAATATTCAAAGGCACTCCAAGTGCAACAGTAGGGTTGTGATCTTTTAAAACCCTTATTCTTTTGTAGTTTTCTGTTATTGTTTTATCAAAAGACCCCTTTGCACTTATGTCTCCATCTGAATCCTTAAAATCATAAGCATTGGCATAAGCTACCACAATCCCTTTTGCTTCGTCTAAATCTTTTAGATCGTAGCTATGTTGTTTAAATTCCAAAATCTATTTTTTTAAAAGTTTGTGTTTCAAAGTCAAAAGCGTAATGTTTTAAGTCATTTTTTGTGTTTTGCTCAAAACAATCAGAATAGGCAATAATATAAGTAAAGTTATCTTTGTGTTGTATTTTTAAAGGTGTTATTTTAGAATACAACTTTTTCAAATCTGAAACATCTAAATCAGTTGTTTTTTTTCTTAAAATTACCGTTCCTATTTTTGATTTTAAACAATTACACATTTTGTATTGATCTTATTAAATTACCGTTTTTATCTTTTTTTGGCACAATAGCAACTGTGCACCTGCAATTTATTGTATTTCCAGCTCTGCCTTTCGGGTCTCCAGGGTATAGTAAAAAATCTGTGTTCGGAAGACCTAAGTTGAAAATAAAGTTATCGTTTAACTCAGCTGTTTTTCCATTCATTTCAAAATGATCAAACTTGTCTTTTGGAATCCTTCTTACCCTTGCATCTGTTGCACTTATCCATTCTTTTACCATTACAAAACCCGTTTGTTTACCCGCCATCAATGCTGAATAATTCGCCGCCCCTGTTGTTTCTGTTCTAGCTATTCTTTCCGCTTGCCAACGGTAAAAATCACGCCCCTTCATAATCTTAAAAACCTCTTCTGTTGTTTCATCCAAGGTGTAACCAGCTAGTAATCTTTTATTAAAAAGCTCAAAAATGTCGTTAATATACGAAGTTTTTATTTGTTGAATCCTATTTAAGCCAAATTCTGCCATAAACAAAGGCAATTGCTCTTTAAAAAATATTAGAAAATCCTCTAATCTGAAAAATTTTAAACCTTCATTTATAAATTTACCTATTCTTTTTCCATGTTTTTTTCCTATCTCATTGTAAACATTAAAGTAAGCTATTTCTAACAGTCTTGTGTCGGTATTTAGAGAAATTTGCGAAAGTATTGTGTCTTTAGAAAATTCAATACTTTGTATGTCCTTATTCCACTTCTTAAATATCTTGTAAAACTCATTAAACGACCTTTTTTCGTAGGTAGAGTGGTATTTAAGCCATTTTTGTCTATATTTTTCTCTACTCGCCATTTACGCTAAAAGTTGATTCAACCGACTCTTCCAATGTTAGTAAATCATTATTTACAGTGTATTCATTCATACTATCATCATCTAACTTCTCAAAATGAACCAATTCCCTTAAATCGTTTCTATTTATCACACCTCTATCTAATAATTTTGCAGACCATTCAACAAGTTTTTCAGTATCTTCTTGCATTTCTGGAAGTTCAGAAACGTCATAAACAATACACGTTTTGTCATAACCTTTGAATTTTTTCAGAAACATACCCCAAAAACCCTCCTCAAGCAACATTAAATCAGGTTTTATATCATCTGTTATTACTTGCTTTCTGAATTGCTTAACATTGTCGTATTTAGCACCCTTATCATTGTTTAGTAATACGTTAGGGTAGTTTAAACAACTTGCTATTTGTTTTTGATCAAAATCTAAATATTCAAACGGTTTGAGTTCATCTGTTGTCAAATTTATCCTTTGAAAACCTATTTCAGAACTTAAAGTAGTTATTTTAGCAAGTCTTTCTGGGCTGTCGTCCATTTCAATCAATCTCTCTCTTAACTCCTTTGCTTGGTTTTCTTTAAAGTCTGCATTTTTACCAAAGATAAATCCAAATGCACCGTTATTTAGTAATGTTTTAATATTACTATCAATAGCACTATTTGAGCTATAAATATTACGCAAACACGCTCTTAAAGGGCTAAAACCATAAAGGCTTTTCCCTTGCTCATCAAAATTAGGGTTTGAGTATTTTATGTGGTAAACCTTTTCTGCTGAAAATTTAATATTTTCGCTACCATACCAAAGCTCATAATGATCTATTGGGTTTTCATACGGCATTAATTTTTCAGGGTTTTTCTTTGTAATTATTTCAATGTATTGGCTAGGCAATATATAAACCCCCTTGGGCACTTTTGCGTTCAAACCCTCGTCGGGGCTAACCTCGTAAATAAAAACATTACCTGTTATTTTCAAAAATGTTTTGTATAAATAATGAAACTCCCTCCATGTTTGAGTAGCGTTCGGTCTTTCAAGTGGCAAATTCATGTAATCTTCTGAATATGCTTTACTTTCAAGTTTTTTACATTGCAATCTTTGTAGTGGTGTTAAATCTTGTTTTGTTGAATAAAAAATATTATCTAGTTTCTTTTTATTATTATCATCAATAATAGATTTAACGTAGTAAGGTATTGAGCTTGTTTTTGTTGATTGTTTTGATATAATTGAGTAGATAAAAGAATTAATATTATATCCTTTTTCTAAATAATTTATATTGTTTTGATCGTAGTTTGATGCTTCTGCTCCAAATCTACTTAAAAAAGCTCTATTGAACTTATTTTGTCCTTTAAAAAATCTGCTAAATAGATTCATTAAAATATAATCATTTTAGGTGCTAATTCAAAATAGTAACGCATCATAATAGAATCCCATTCATCTGGTGATCTACCTATATTTTCTTTTACAACGTCTTTGCCAATAACTGCTATTTTACCATCTTTGTCAATGTCTTTTTGTTTGACTTGCTCCATCTCCTCGCTGGTTATTTCAATTACATTTATATCTTCTGTAATTTCCCCGACCTCACGTTTCATTATTTTTTGAGCCATTCTAAAAGAGCATTGAGACTTCAAGTTAGAATAATTCTCATTGTTTAACGGTTTTGAATTATTGACAAACCCTTTGCATTGTAAAAAATCAACCACACCTCCGCCAACCCCATCCTCGTCTGCTATTACATTTGATAAAGGTATGAAATATTTTTGTTGTAATTTTTTTGCTTTTTCAACTACTTCTTTTAATCCACTTGACTGTATTGAAAATCTATAAATACACAACCAACCATGCCAAACTCTAAAAACTGTTTTGTCTTTCCCTTTCCTTGCAACATCTATAGTCATGTATTTATCTCCTTCAGACTTAAGATGGTTAGGGTTAAAATAGTCATGAATAGCGTCTAATTCAATTAATGCAGATGGATCATCGTCATACTCCCAGTTGCCATAATAAAGTCTTTGCTTGCTGTTTTCATCAAGATCAAGCAAACTTGCCAAATATGATTTTGGTAAATATGGATTATCAGTTGGTAATGCTTGTATAAATTTTCTGCTTTGTTTTGAATTGTTTCTTTTAAGATAAAACTCTTTGTAAACCCAGTTTTTTGCTGGGTTGCAGGTTCCAAATATTTTAGGTGTTAGGTTAAACTCTTTTAGCTTATATCTAATCCTAGACTTTACAACCTGCCAAGCCTTGTAAACAATTTGATTGCACTCATCTATAAAGGCACCTGTTATTTCTAATGATCCTAGAGAGTCAAATTCTGGGTCGCTAGGGTATAAAAATAAGTCTTTAAGTATTATTTGACTACCATTGTGAAACTTAATAATTCCAATTTGTGAGTTATATACGAATTGGTTTGAAATTCCTAATTTTGTCGATAGTTCAAAAAAAGTGTTAAGGGTAGTTTCTTTTAATGTTTTTAACTTACTCCTTCCCATAACCCACCTTGACCCAACATATTTTTGACAATTCTCAATAAGCCATAGGCAACCAATAGCTGACTTTCCACCACCTGCCGCACCCCCGTAAATTAACTCATTTGTGGTCTTATCCTTTAAGTAAAAGATTGCGTTTTCTTGTTTTTCAAGAAGTTTCATTTTTCAGGTTTTCCCACACCCAAGTTAATGATAGTTTGTATCGACTCTCCATTGCTAGTTAAATCTTTGCTTTGTTGAGCTTGTCCATAGGCTGAATCCATCAACTTTGAATATGCGTTTACGTTTCCTTTTCTGGCTTCTTTGATCATTGCTAGTGTCATCACGTCCTCTTGGCTAAGTTTTTCATTTTTTCCTGTGATAGGGTTTTTGATAGTGTCTTGAGCTTCGAGCCATTTTTTAGCAATGGTGCTTCTGTTCTTTGAGCCTTTGGGTCTGCCGTT